GGACGACGAGAAAAAGAAAAAGATACAATATTTTGTACACTACAAGTTTTTACCGGGGTTCGGGTTCTACGGACTAGGGTTAATCCATACGATAGGCGGACTATCAAGAACAGCGACAGCTGCACTAAGACAGTTGATTGATGCAGGTACGCTATCGAACTTACCAGCAGGCTTCAAGGCCCGCGGCCTACGGATCAGGGACGATGATGAGCCGTTACAGCCAGGAGAGTTTAGAGACGTCGATGCACCGGGCGGGGACATTAAAGCCAGTCTTATGTCTTTACCGTTCAAGGGTCCAGACCAGACATTGATGGCACTCTTAGGCTTTGTAGTTGACGCTGGACGGCGATTCGCAACGATTACAGACATGAAAGTAGGCGATGGTAATCAGCAGGCGGCGGTCGGTACTACGATTGCTATGTTGGAACAAGGCTCACGGGTCATGTCAGCTGTGCACAAAAGACTGCACTATGCAATGAGATTAGAGTTTAAATTACTTTCTAACGTCATGGCTGAGTTTTTACCAGACAGTTATCCTTATACGATTGCGGGTGTAGACAGTGCTGTTAAGGCAGAAGACTTTGACGAGAGAGTAGATGTACTACCTGTGTCTAATCCTAACATCTTTTCGCAAGCACAGAGAATAGCTTTGGCACAAACGAAGATGCAGATGGCTACGGCGGCACCTGAAATGCACAATATGTACGAAGTGTTTAGAGATATGTATGAGGCGTTGGGTGTAAGAGATATTGACAGAATACTAAAAAGAACACCTGAGCCAGAAGCAGAGCCAAAAGACCCTGCATCAGAAAACATAGATGCTTTAGATATGTTACCGATGGTGGCTTTTGAGGGTCAGGATCATGAGGCACACATTATGTCTCACATGGTTTTTGGATCAACACCGCTTGTAGCAGGCACACCGCAGATCGCAGTATCTTTACAGAAGCATATTATGGATCATGTAAGAATTAGTGCTAGAGAGAAAGCAGCTGTAGAGATGATACAAAGCAGTGGTGGTCAGGCGTTGTCAGAAGAACAGATGCTTGATGTAGAAGCTAAAACAGCACAATATGTTGCAGAGGGCATGACAGCCCTGAAGCAGTTAAGTGCTCAGTTATCAGCACCGGGCCCAGATCCGTTAGTACAATTGAAAGAAAAAGAGCTACAGGTTCGAGCACAGGCTGAAGAAAACGATGCACAGATTGATGCGGCTAAACTAGGCCTTGAGCAACAGAAGGTTCAGCAAAGAGACGAACAGTTTGACAAGAGACTTGATAGTCAAGAGAGGCAAACAGCAGCAAGAATAAATGCAGCTGAAAGGCGTGAAATGATGAAACAACAAAAAGGAGGTCAGTAATGGCAAAAGAAAGTGATACAAGAACCGAAAAAGATTTAAGAGAAGAATTTTTTGATGGTCCAGCTTCAGACATAATGAGCTTTGAGCAGTTTTTAATACAGCAAGGCCGTGGTGACTTAGTCAAGCCTATGAAGATGGCAGGCGGCGGAGCAGTCGAACTTGTTCGTGGTGATCCAAACTATTACAAAGATTTGATGTAATGGGTAAGAGATTACAGAAGTCTTCTCAGTACGAAAAATACGATATTGATGGGGACGGTGTAGTTTCAGACGACGAATTTGCTCACATGGCTGAAATCAAAAGACTTGAGCATGATTTACGAAAACAAAGGGCACAACGAAGAATGGCAACTGCCAGCTTGGTTGCAATGGCTGCTTTTACTGCTGCGATGTTTTTTGTTGATCTCGATAGAGTCAAAGCTCTGGCCGATATTAGTAATCTTTTCTATATTACTGGGGGTGGTATTGTCGCTGCCTACATGGGGGCCTCTGCTATTATGAACAGGAACGGAAAATGAAGCCAGCCTTCGTTTTGCTCTGTTACCTAGCAGGAAATCCAGCGGGACAATTGCATCTGTCTAACGTAAACAATTGTAATTACTTTAAAGATAGACTAGCTAATCAAACAGTTAAGATTGGTGAACAAACACAAAAGTATGATTGTTATTGTAAATTAGTAAACGTAAATAAACAAATGAGGTTATGGTGATACAAGCATTAATAGGTCCAGCAACTAAGTTGCTTGGAAAATTTATAGAAGATAAAGATCAAAAGAACAAATTGGCACATGACTTGGCAACGCTTGCTTCTCGTCATGCCCAGGAGCTGGCCAAAGGTCAGATAGCCGCTAACACAGAACAGGCGAAGCACCCTAGCTTATTTGTAGCCGGAGCACGCCCAGCCATAATGTGGATCTGTGCTCTCGGGTTACTAACGCAATTTTTTATCATGCCGATTGCAGAATGGGCAACAGCGATATGGATGCCAGATATAAGTTTGCCAAAACTCCAGACAGGGGAACTTATGACCTTGACCCTTTCGCTTCTAGGACTCGGAGGAATGAGATCCTATGAGAAATCAAAGGGCGTTGCAAGAGAGAACATGAAAAAATGACCAAGCTCTGCCTTAGGTGTAAAGTAGCATTGAATGAAACAGCTGTGAAAGACCTTTATAGGTGTCCTGTTTGTTTTACTGTTTCAGAAGAATTACCAAAAGATCAAACAATTGTTGAAGAACAAGAGTAAATCTGCTACCCTGTATAAGAACATATAAGACAAAATAGGAAGTTATAAGTTAATTATGTCAAAAAGTGAGATTTATCTTGCAGAAGCTGTTTTTCGTATTATAAATGAAAGAAAGAAACAAATTTCTGAGGCTTTATTGTACGACAACGTAAAAAATATGGAACAGTACAGACAATTAATGGGTGAACGAAAAGCTTTAGAATATGTTGACGATGAACTAAAAAGTTTACTGGACCGTCAGGAGAAAGACGATGAATGATACAGCATTAGATAAAATGTATGTAGAGCCCAAAGAAAGGGTCCTAGACCCGAGTTTAGCAGATCAGAGCCTTATAGAGCGGATGCCAAGTCCAACCGGCTGGAGGCTGCTTATTTTGCCTTACAGGGGCAAAGGAAAGACAGAAGGTGGTTTATACCTTCCAGATAAAGTAATTGAAGACAACCAAATATCAACTCAAGTTGGTTTTGTGCTTAAAATGGGTCCTATGGCTTACAAAGATCCAGAAAAGTTTCCTTCTGGACCTTGGTGTGCAGAAAAAGACTGGGTGATGTTTGCACGTTATGCAGGATCAAGGTTTAAAATAGACGGTGGTGAGGTGAGAATACTCAACGATGATGAGATTTTAGCCAAAATACAAGAACCTGAAGATATTTTACATTTTTAAGAGGAAGCTATGAATCAACCAAAAAAAGAAGAACAATTAGATTTAGAAATGGAAGAACAGCAAGAGGAGGCACAAGATGTTGAAATCCCTGTCCAAGACGAGGCAGAAAATGCTGAAACTACAATTATACAAGAAGCTGAACCAGCTCAAGATCAGTTTGAAGAAGCTAAAAACAAAACTGAAAAGCGTATTAACAGGCTTACTAAAAAAATGCGGGATCACGAAAAAAACGCAGACGAAGCCCTCAGGTTCGCTCAACAAAAAGAAAAAGAAAACCAAGAGCTAAGAGAACGTCTTAATAAAATGGATACCAGTTATTTAAGCGAATACACTGGTAGAGTAGATAGTCAGATGGCTCAAGCAGAAGCTACCCTTAAAGCAGCTATGGAACTTTGAGATACAGAAGCTGCGGTGGCTGCTCAAAAACAAATTAGTCAATTAGCGGTTCAAGCTGATAGAGCTAGTCAAGCCAAAGCGGCACAAGAGAAAAAAGTAGAGCAAGCTAAAGCACAGCCTCAGGTACAGCCTCAGGCTCAACAGCCTGCTGCTCCACCGCCACCAGACCCAAAAGCTCAAGCGTGGGCTGAAAGGAACGATTGGTTTGGTAATGACAGTGCGATGACTTATGCTGCTTTTGGTATACACAAAGAATTAGTAGAACAAGACGGTATTGACCCAAAGACCGATGAATACTATACTGAATTAGACAGACGTATGGGTGAAGAATTTCCCCA